TTAGCTTGCAGGCGTTTCCACTTTTGGCTTCGACTTCCGAGTGGCGCGCATCTTTTCCGTGCGCGCTGCGCGAGCTTTCTCAAGCGCTTCTAACTGCTGGTCGAATTTGCCCTTCCCGATTTCGTCGGCGAAGTAGGCCAGCGCTTCGGGAAACAACTTGGTTTCGACGGCAAGCTGAGTTTCTTCGCCCTTCAACTTGAGCGCCGTGTTGGCGTAGCGGATGCTGAATGCGGTATCGTTGGCCCCGCTCCTGAACCAGCGTCGACCTTCCTTCTTCGATTCGTTGAACAGCGCGATCTGCGTTTTGATCGCCTCAAGCACAACGTCCCGCGCCGAGCGCTTGCCGGTGGTGGTCAGGTCAGCAACAGCGGAAACACTCTTGAGCGCAGTGGGATTGAAAGCCATCTGAGTTACTCCGATCTGCGTAGCGCTTAATTGCCCTACTTCAATCGTATGCGCTCACCTGATTTCATAATCATCCACTCTTTGAACTTGCATATCAGGAAATTCTTGGAGGCTTCTTATCGGGGCCAGTTCTTCCCCTCTGGATAAATATGCGGAGAGGAGAACACATTATGATCTATTTCCTAACCGCACTATCCCTGCTCACGTTCCTTGGGTTTTGCGGCGCATCTAACCGCATCAAGAGAGCCGAGGAGAGCCTTGAGAAAGCCGAAGAGCATATCGAAATCATCCGTGTAGCACTCGAACGTCGCCTAACTGACGGCACTGGCGATCGCTCTGCGACAGCAGGTTAGACAGGCACGGCTTCTTGCTGAAATGGAACAATTGCGCGCTGCAAGAGCTGTCACCAAAATGACAGCGACGCACGACTTGAGCAAAGCAGAAGCAAAGCTGGACCTTCGAATGATACATCAAGCATCATCTGAGCAACGAGATTAAGCGCGGATACATCAGGAATCCCGGCCCTTCTCATCTTCGATCATCATCTGCGCAACTATTCCATCTATACTCTCCGGAGCGTTCTTTGGCTCGGTGTATCTAGATATCACTTTCTCAACTGTTACGCCCTCACGGACCAGAGACTTAAAGCCACCGTTCGCGCTATCGTCTAGAAGCTCAATCGAGAACCTAGCGCCTTTAGTGGAAATAGCGAGATTGCTGTGGTTATATTCCCCTAAAAACAGCTTGTTTGCTTCGGTCGGATTCGTAGTCAGCAATTCAGCGATATGGGGATATCGGGCAAAGAACCAGCTAAGATATATAGTTGGCTCAAGGTATCTTCCAGAAAACAAAACAGTGAAGTCCCAACACACTTCAAAAAGAAGCAACTCTGTTACTTTGACGGTGTAGCCCTCAAACACAGATTCAATGTCCTTGCTTCCGTGCTTCATCCAGTTATATTCAGCGTTGCGCTCCTCCCTCCAAGCATGATGATACTCAGACTTGAGGTGTTGAAGGCTGTTGTCATTGAAGGATTCCTTACCCGCTTTTCTAAGTAGAACCTGAATGACTTCTCGCGCAGCACCGGCCAGAAGATGACAGCTAATGAGGTCGTTTTCGAAGAAAAATAGCCTGATTGCTCGGCCTACTTCCGAAAATACGACTTCCTCTTTCGTAAACGTAGATCCACCTTTGACAATCCCATCTACCGGCAGAGCCTTGCCCTTTTTCGAGTTACGCACCTTACCCCCAGTTGTCGTTAAGCATCGATTTCACATCGAATATATCTTTACTACATCCTCTGGATAAGGCTCTTTGTCCATGACATAGCGGTATCAATGGCCCAATTTGTTTGCTGAGAAGACAGCGATGGCATCGCATCGCGGCCCGGCCCATGAGCAAACGGATTGCGAACGTCCGTGAACATCTTTTTCAGCAATTCAGCCTCCCATTGCTCGATGAAGTTGTCGCTTCGCTTTGATCCGAGGTTATCGACGTAATTTGCCGCCCCCTTCTCATTTCCAGTATCCCACCCCTTAACGCCGCTGATGATCTTTATGACACTTTCGAGTGCAGAAACGGCATGAAAGGCAGCAGTCCGATCCGCATTATCCCGGCGGTCAATAGCTTCCTTCATTTGCATATCGACATTTGACCACATCGGATCGGCAACAAGCGACCAGAACGGCTCATGTATCTCGTCAGAAGTTAACTGGTCATCAGTGAACTGGAAGAAGCCATTGTGATAGTTCAGCGGATAAGCCGCCTGACGTAAGCGCTCATTAATTTCCAGAATCGCAGCGCTAAGATGCTCTGCAATCCGCTTGTGGTTTGCAAGGACATGCTGCTCATTGTTAAAAAGCGAAAACGGACTCATATTGCTATCAAGCGACCGAGCAGCCTCTAATCTGCTATCCAGCCCATCTTTAAGCCGCGCAACAAAATCAGAATGTATCCGCAACACCTGTTCAATCAGTGACAGCCTAAGTCCTATAGTGACATATGGCTGCACCCTCAGGTCATATTTCTGATTAATATACTCATTGCCTATAACCGAATATAGCTTCCGCTCAGGCCTACCATTGTAATGGTGATACGGGTCTACCAGACTATCGACGCCCAGCTCATCACACACCCGCTCATGCGCATTTTCAAATGTGGACTCCATTCTGGCCTGATCATCATAGAGGTCTTGCCCATTCTGCGTCCATTCGGGCTTCGATAGAAGCATGACCCGCAATAACTTCGATGCCTGAAACATGAAGCGCCGATCAAGCTCAGTCCATGCGCTTTTCACAGGTTTATTCGGATAACGATTATAGAAGATGTCGGTTAGCATAACGCCTTTTAGCCCCAAATTCCCCGTGGTAGCACCCATTATAAATAGCAGCATGGACAAAAATACCAAGCAATCACACCCCAATACTGGCCTCGCAACCGTAGTGCAGCAGCAGCAGGCGTTGGCGCACCCTGTTGCCGAATCTGTAAAGGCTGCGACACGGCCACGAGCAGGTCAGCCCACGAAGCGCACCGATGAGGTTGTTGAGGAAATCCTAGACCGCATTGCGAATGGGGAATCCCTAATCAACATATGTCAGGACGGTCACCTACCCGGTTACAGCACCTTCAACCGCTGGCAGCGTGAAGACCTTGAACTATTGTCGATGGTGGATGTGGCATACCAGTTCCATGCGCGCACGATGGACGACATGGCTGACAGCATCCTGTGTGGCGGCATCGGCAGCACAGGCGATTTTAAGCGCGACGAAGCCCGCGTTGGGCATCTGCGTTACAGGCTAGGCAAGCTAAACCGTCGCTTTGCCGAAAAGCAGCAGATTGAAGTGATCCATCACGAACCCGTCATTATCGACATGCAGATCATCGAAGGGCCAGGTGGCGACGGCGTTTAACTCATAAGCCGATAAACCGATTGCCTACTGATCCCCAGCGCTCTCGCTACAGCGCTGGGGTTCGCGCCATCAGATAGCATCTCATTTACCCTCTGAGCGTCAATGCGCGCTTTCCCGCCCTTATATGCACCTTGCGCTTTGGCCTTAGCGATCCCCTCTCGTTGACGCTCTCTGCGTAGGTCCGTCTCAAACTCAGCCACGCTGCCAAGGATACCCAGCATCAGCTTGCCGTGCGATGTTGTGGTATCGACACCCGCCTGATCTATGCAGCGGAACCCGACACCCTTCCCGCTTAGAGCGGAGAGCATCACATGAAGATCGAGGACCGAACGCGCCAATCGATCAAGCCGCGTGACAAGCAGGACATCGCCCTCGCGCACGAATTCGATACAGCGCTGCAATTCATCACGGTCAGCCGTCGAACCGGACTGTTTTTCGGAAAAGACCTTTTCGCATCCGGCTTGCGATAGCCGTTCAAGCTGCACGGTCAGGTCTTGGTCAGTAGTTGATACGCGGGCATAGCCGACAAGCATGGTGTGCCACCTCAGGTTCTAAGACCCGCTTGCGATGTTGTCACATTCCCTATGGATCAACCTATTTGTGACAGGCTGCGTGACGTAATGGCAGGGACTACCCAGTCGTTACAGCGCATGGGAATGATCGTCCCCTTAGACGCCCAGTGAGCGCCACTAGAAGTGAGGGGCAGTCGGAGTGCCGGAATGCCATGTCGGGAGCGAGTGACGCTCGACGGGCATCAGTGACAGGAAGAATTGGAGGGGGTGTATACACCCCTAGGGAGGACTAGGACCGGGGGTGGGGCTAGCGGACTATTTTCTGCCTTTCCAAAACCCCTTCTGCTGGCCAGAGATTTTTCATGTTAGATCAGAAACTCTGGTTCCGGCAAAACCTAGTTGCGAGCCTTTGGCGGTTTAGATGATCGCTTACATACAGCCCAAGATGCCTGCGGATTGAGATCAGCGGCTCTGTCTTTCCCCACCCATGTCAGACCCGCCAACTGACCAGTCTTCCGATTAATTTGTGTGTGTGTATGGCTAACGAAATCCGGCAGTTCCGTGTCGATCACTTTGCTTGTCCATTCGACAAACTCGCTACTGATCTTCACGCCATCACATTGCTGTTCACACATTGAAACATACGCGCCATACTCACCTTCGCGACCGCGAACATCTCTCGCTTCTTCATCAATCAGAAAAGCCCAATGAACATCTAGCGTATGCCGCTTAGATCCTTCTTCCCCATACTCCAGCTTACCATCACAATCGAGGTAATATGGCGGTGTCGCTGCCGAGCAACTTATGGGTAGAAGACAGATACCTAGTAGCATCACTTTTCCGACTGCGGCTTTAATGCTGTGAGCATTCCCCAAACCGTTCTTAGCCATCATCATTTGTGCTTTGCCCGTTCTGATGCGATCACGCCCATAGCTTTACCACGCAAACCTCGTCTATGTTTTGCCAGCACATCATCAGCATCTTCATACGTGAATTCAGTCTCATCAGCCTCAGCTGATAAAATAATTGAACGCTGCATCCTCACATCAAGACTACCGCAAGCGCCCATTACTGCATCTGCTAGGTCGCCTATATCATTTCCGATCGCGGCGAACTCCTGAGCTTTCTCAGTCACACACAAGTCCCAAACCAGATACGATACTTTAACGAGCTTGTCGCCCGCGACTTTAACCGCTGCTCGATCCAGATTTGGCTTCTTCAGACCTTCCTCGACAGACTGCTGGACAGCCGCGATCTTCCGCGACGCTTTATCAACATCAAACGCTTCAGCAGACGCCCCAGCCATCAGAACTATAGTCAAGATCACGTGAATAGCCCCAATTCCACAAAAAGATACAATCTATCGTGACCCAACATACCCTTGCATTATCGAAAAAGGGTTAACAACCATTCTCTAAATAATGGATGGCAGGAGAAAAAAATCAATTAAAAGGCATAAAGCCCAATTTCGATGGATTTAACGAAGATCAGTGGGAGGCTTATCGCCTTGCCACTACAGCGGGCAACAAGTTCCACCTGTTCTACGGCGGTGGTGGTTCCGGCAAAAGCTGGCTTATCATGTTTATTGTGTTGCTCCGTGCCTATCGCTCACGAAACACGCGCCATGCGATCTACCGCCTGACCAGAAACTCGTGTGAGCAGACCCTTTTCTACAAGACACTTTTCGAAGTGCTGGATCAGGGCTTTCCGGGACTACGCGAACAGATCGAAGCCAAGAATGGCATCAGCTATTCCAAGATGATTATCACTCTGCCCAACGGGAGTGAAATCTACTTCAATGGCCTTGATGAAAACCGAACTTCGAAAGTCCTAGGTGACGAATTCAACACAGTCTGGCTCAACGAGTGCAATGAGGACGGACTAGGCTACAGTCAGGTTTCCACACTAATGACGCGACTTCGAAAGAAAGCGCAGACAGAAGATGGAAAGCAACTCAAGAACAAGATGTTCTTCGACTGCAACCCGCGCTTCTACAGCGACTGGGAATACAAAGCGTTCAAGCTGCACATCAATCCTAGCGACGGCGATGCAATGCCGCGTGAGCATCAATGGGTATCTCAGAAGCTCCGCACTATTGCGAACTCTGATAACCTGTCCGAAGACTACATCGAAGGTATGGAGACGATGGGCGCTAGTGATCGTCGTCGATATCTAGAAGGTGAATGGTCGGACGAGAACAGCAATGCGCTGTTTGTTGAGGCTATGTTTAACAGCCATCGCGAACCTAAACCTGATGCAGTTAAGACCCCGGAGGACGTTCTGGCTATGTTGGCAGAACGCGACATTAAATTAGACCGACTTACGATTGCTGTTGACCCTGCCACCAAAGGTGATGTCAAAAACGACCTTCACGGCATTACCGTTCAAGCTGTATCAGGTTCAGGTGCCGACGCTCAGGTTTACGTTCTAGCCGACTATAGCTGTCATGGCTCCCCGATCCATGTCTGCGATGTCGTTGCAGAAGCATATCGGAAATGGGGTGCAAGCCGTGTCATCTTGGAAGATAACGCTGGTGGACGTTGGTTGGAATCGACCATCATTCAGCATAGTCCCCATCTACCCTTGAAGTTCGTCAATGCGAACTCCACGACGGGTAACAAGACTTCCCGTGCTGAACCGGTAGCAGCGCAGTATGAGCGCGGCGTTGTTCATCATGTCGGCAAGCTGAAAGAACTAGAAATGCAAATGTGCGATTGGGGCAGTCCCGCAAGTCGCAAAAAGTCGCCTGACCGTATGGACGCCGTAGTTTGGGGCATTACTGAACTGCTGGACTTGAACCAAGAGAAGAAGCCCCAGCCGACAGGCGGCGGCGCACACCGATACAAACGACTACGCTGAGCGAATGAGGGCGGGCCCAAGCCCACCCCCATCCTTACGACCAGAAGTAGAGAATGAATGTGACAATCGGCCAGAGGCATTTTGCCGCGTTCACTTCTACCTTAATCGCAATGTCGGTCTTGATATTCATTGGATGAACCTCAAGGCCACGACCGGCCGCGGCCAAAAAGGCTACGGAAGAGCGCCTCACATTGACGGTTCAATCCCCGTTCGTGAGATTATGGACCTACGCTCGGCGTTCTAGACCGCTCCGCATAGCGCCGTGTGGCTTCCTGTTCGATAGCCCCAGCCACCGGAAGGGGCACGGCATCCGCCGCTGAACTAGGCACGTCGTTTCACGCTTGCCCATTCCGATGGGTGAATAGCCTATTCACTTCATTCCGGGGCGTGCATTTACCAAGATGACGCCGGAATGCACCTCCGTCAAGTCGACTCAATTTCAAATAAATAACCAAGGCAGGGCTGTGCCACGCCGCTTTGTTGCGTCCGTGACGCGCCCCCTTAATGCCTTTGGCAGAGGATTTTAGTGCCTAACGATGATATTTCCAAAGCAACACCTGAGATTGCTAAGCATCACCCGCGTTTTGTTCGCAACCGTGACTTTGCAGATGGCGAAGAAGCCGTAAAAGCAAAAAAGTCCATCTATCTACCGGCTGCTAATCCCGCAGATGATGACGCGACATACAACTCGCACCTTTTCCGAACCCGTTTCTTTCCCGCAGCATCAAAGACGCTGCAAGGCTGGGTCGGCCTCATCAAGCGCAAGCCCGATCAGCTTGGCACGAAGAGCGAGATTATCGGCACGCTCTGTGAACTGCTCACCCCCGACTACCTGAACCTCAACGAACTGACCGAATGGCTGATCCGCGAGACGCTAATCACCAATTTCACTGGCCTGCTTGTCGATCACCCCAGCAGGGATGAATTTACCGGACTAAGTGCCGCCAACGCATTCGAGCAGGGATATCGCCCATTCATCGCAGGTTATACCGCCGAAAGCATCCTTGAATTGAAGCCCGGCTTGGTCGGTGGAAAGCGCCAGCTAGTCCGCGTCCGACTGATGGAACAGGATTGCACTCGCATCCGTGAATTGATGGTCAATCAGGGCATCTATCAGGTGCGTATCTGGACCACGGATGGCGAGGCATTCATTCCCGGCCCGATCCAAACGCCATTGGTCAACGGCAAGGCATTGGGCGAAATTCCATTTGTTCTGGTCAGCACGTCGGAAAAGCTCACGCCGCAGCCATCGCTTTTGCAGCATGTGGTGGATCTCAATCTCCAGCTTTATATTCAGCAGGGCTTGCTTTCCAACGTCCATTACACGTTGAGCGCCCCCATCCCTACCATTCGCGGCATTTCGCCGTTGAAGGACAAAGATGACAATTATGTCCTCGATGAAAACGGACAGCTACAGTTTCCAGACTTCCCGGTAGCCCCCGGTAGCTTGTGGCTCTTTGAGAGCAAGGACACGGTTGCCGAATATCTGGAATTCAAGGGACAGGGTGCGGCTACGCTCGAAAACTCGGTCAAGGAGATCAAGGACGAACTGCGCATCGCGGGCCATTCCATTGTCGCCCCCGACAAGCCCGCACCAGAAGCACCAGAAACGCAGATGATCTACCGCGCAGCGGAAATGGCCATCCTTGCCAGCTTTGCCCGTACCATTTCCGGCAAGGTCGAACGTGCCTTGAAGCTATTTGCCCGCTGGGCTGATCCAGCAGCCGAAGCCGATCTGGCCTTTGCTGTTAATCAGGACTTTGTGCCTCAGAGCCTCACGCCGCAAGCTATCGCTGCCATTCAGGGTCTATGGCAGGCTGGTGCAATTACGCATGAGCAATTGCTGCTCTGCCTGCGCGATGGCGAAGTCCTGTCACCAGCATTGGACGTTCAGGCGGAAATCGAAGCCACGAAGGTCGAGGCCGCTGATAGGCCGACTGCTGGACTGCTGTAATGCCTAGCGTCAACGAAAACCTACAAGACCGTGCGGTTCAGCATGCCATAGCGATCAACCGCTATGGCGTAGGCCTTTCCGACCGCATCGTCAAATTGCTCAACAGCGCCGATGACGAGATTGTCGCCAAGATCGCGCAGCGCATCGCTCTGATTGACGAACGCGGCTACGATTTAGGGCTCAAGTCCACAAAACGCCTGCTGTCGCTTCTCGATGAAATCCGCGCCCTCAACAGCGCCATTTATGATGAGCTGCATGACAGCCTGGCCGACGAGCTAAACAGCTTCGCGACCGCCGAAGCCGGGTTTCAAAAGGCTGCGCTCGACAGCTCACTTTTAGTGGACCTCTCAACGAAGCTGCCTGCTCCAGCGCGTCTGAAAGCCATTGTCGAAGAAACGCCCATGGAAGGCCGGCTGCTCAAAAGCTGGACTACCGGCATGGAGCAAGCGCGCGTTGATCGCGTCACTCAGGCAATCCGCCTTGGCATGACGCAAGGCGAGACAACCGATCAGATTGTCCGCCGCATCAAAGGCACGAAGGCCGCACGTTATACCGATGGCGTTCTAGATATTAGCCGACGATCCGCGCAGTCGATTGTCCGCACCTCTGTCAATCATGTAAGCAATGTCGCCGCTCAGGAAACATGGAAGGCAAACAGCCATGTCGTGAAGGCTTGGCAGTTCCTTGCTACTCTCGACACGCGCACGACGATTGGCTGTGCCAGCCTTGATGGAAAGACTTTCCCGATTGGTGAAGGTCCAATTCCGCCGCGACATATCCGCTGCCGCTCGATCAGCGTAGCAGTGACAAAGAGCTTCCGCGAACTCGGCATCGACAAGGACGAACTGTCCAAGGCTGGTCGCGCCAGCATGGATGGTCAGATTGCTGACGCTCCACGATTTGCGGAATGGCTGAAACGCAAAGGCACCGACATGCAGGATAAGTTACTAGGTCCAACTCGCGCAGAACTATTCCGCTCTGGTAAGCTGGACCTTGACCAATTCGTCAGGGCTGATGGGACACTCCTGACACTGAATCAATTGGAGCAGTCGTATCCTCAGATTCTAAAATAAGCCGGTCTGCCTTATCCATTTCAGCGAGATAGTCCAGCCATTCCTTATCAAGTTCCATCTGCGGAGGCTCATCATTGGGCAGATCGGCAACGTAGTAATTCTCCAAACTGAGAACTGCCTTGCCGATTGCGTTCAACTCCACTTCAAGGACATGCACTGCCACCTCATAGGCACCATTCTCCTCGCCAATATGCTCGTGCAAACTCCAATCAAGCCAAGGAAACAGCACGGCCATGAAGCGGCCAATGGTATGAGCAGGAAGCCAAGTGTTTAGTTGTAGGTCAGAGCCAGCGTCAGGATCGTCATTGAATATGACCTGAGTGGTGCGATAATTTAGCGTTTTATTGACCCAATCCTCGACACGAAGAAATATGTGCTCCTCGCCTTCGAAACGCTTAATGAGTTCGAGGTCAAGCGCTAACCTGTAACGTCGTACGCTGGCCTCGTCAGCAGCAATTCCTTTTTCGAAATAAATCTCATTTTCGGCGTCTAGAGTTTGGTTTTCTGGAATTTGTATCGACCAGCGACCATTCTTCTGCTCTTCAATAAGATGCTCTTCAACCCGCTGCCACAAGGTCAAACCGCTATCGGGATCATGCAAAATGATAAAAACTGGCAGTGAGTGTGTCGTCCAGTAGCGTCGATGCCTGTCTTCACCGTAATAGACATAACCATCACCACGTTTCTTGAAATACGACTGCCCAGTTTTAATCTGGAGAGCGATGAGCTTTCCGAGACCCATTCCGTCATCAGCGAGTTTCTCGACATGCGCGTCAATGCCGAAATCGCTCGTCGGTTGCTCTCGAAATGCCCAACGCAGCTTAGAAAACATAAGGCTGATAGCACTGATGCCGATCCGATTCGTCTCATCCGTCGACCGCATAGTCCCCCGCTAAATATGAATGCTCCCATGTGGGAGTAACCGAGAACGCCAGTGGCGGGAAGGATCAAAATGACCGCAGAAAATAAGACTGCCGAAGAAGGCAGCGGAACCATCATCACCAATGACGATGCTGATCTCCAAGCTGAGATTGTGAAGCTACGAGCGAAGAACAAGGAACTTCTAGCTGAGAAGCAGAAGGCCAAGCAGAAGGCTCAGGAAGCCCAAGATGCAGCCGACGAAGCAGCGGCTCAGGCAGCAGAGCGCAATGGCGACATCGACGCGCTAAAATCCGCGCATGTGAAAGAACTTAAGAAGCTGCAAGACAAGCTAGATGCAGCGGACACCGACCTGCGTAAAATCCGCATCGATAACGAACTTACTCGCGCCTACAACGAAAGCGGCAGGCCCGAACTTGCTGAGCAGTTCATTGCTTGGGCAAAGGATCGCGTTCAGTATGAGAATGGCATTGCGACAATCGAAGCTGTCGGCGTCGGGGAATATGTCACTAACTACCTGAACAGCAACACCGGCGCGCATTTCCGTCGAGTGGCCGACAATAGCGGCGCTGGTGCATCCGGCAACAATACCACTGTTGCACCCATGAAGCTGACCAAGGCCCCAGCAACCCAGCAGGAATGGGACTATCTAGATAGTCTTCCAGCGGACGTTCGCAATGCGCTTTGCGATAGCATCAACGCACCTCAACTCAAGGTGTGAGAACTTAACTTAGAACCATCGGGATAAATAACGGGCAAGCAGAGATAGCTTGCCCGGCTCCGACATTGTGGGCCGCAGTTCACTAAGTTGGAGACAAACAAAACATGGCAATTACCAATACCACTATCACTGGTCTTGCTGGTTCCGAGCGCAAGATGGAAGTCCGCGTAGACGCCATCCGTGAAGCATCGAATGAACTGGTAGGCACTGGTCTGACCGCTTCGAGTGAAGAAGTCACCGCTCTTGCTAATGGCGGCCCTCGCAAGGTATCGCTCGACTATAAGAAGCCCCTTTCCGCTGACGTTTTCAACGTCACCAGCGATAACATCAACACTGAAGGCGATGTTGGCAACATGGAAGGTGGTAGCTACAGCGTCCAGCGTCTGGACCTCAACTATGCTTGGGGCACCACCGACCTGACCCAGATTGTGACCCAGTATGGTCGTCAAGGCGACATTTACGCAGGCATCGCAGGCTATCAGAACGCAGTGACCAAGAGCCTGATGTCTTCGGCGCTCAAGGGCGTCAAGGCCAAGCTGGCAACCAATGCCGCAATCACCAAGGCAGTCGCTACCGACTTCGACATGCAGGTTGTTTTCGATCAGGTAGCAACCGCAGAGGAATGGGCCGACTCGTTCAAGATCATGATCGTTTCGCATGGTCGTTATGCAAAGCTACAGGGCCAGAACGTGAATGGCTTTGTTCCAGCTTCGCAGACCCTTTCTCACTTCGATGAATACAAGGGCTATATCCTGCTCAAGAGCAACACCCACACCGACAACGATGTGACCGTTGCCCGTACTGGTGCGCTGGCTTACGGTGAAGGCACTGCACAGCAGGCTTTCGAAGTCGAGCGTCGTGCCAATGCTGCTAACGGCGGCGGCGCTGACATTCTGCACGCTCGCTTCTCGCGTGTTATTCATCCGCTGGGCATGGACTTCAAGGGTGCGATCGCAACCACCCCTGCTCAGGTGAAGAGCATACTAGAAGCTGCGGCTTCGTGGGATAAGGTCGCTCCAGACGCCCAGTTTGGCTTCCGCTTCATCCAGTTCAACAAGACCGCTTAATTCTCTCGCGAAAGGGAAAAAGAAACCCGCTCTGGAAACAGGGCGGGTTTTCTTGTGCCTCATAAATACTGAAAACTCAGGAGGCCCAATGGCAGTTACACTAGAACAAGTTGATACCTTCCATGCAGATCGCGGCTACTCCGAGTGGGCAGCGATTGCCGAAGACACACGTCGCGCAATGATTGTCCGCGCTCTCGATTATGTGGAGGCAAATTATGCTCCGCTTATTGCGGAAGCAGAGGCTCACCCGCGCTATCTCATGTCCGTATCCCTTCTTGCACTTCGCCTTTTCCAGTCCGCCGATCCCATCACGGCACAGCCTGTCGTGAAGAGCGAGAAGAAGGAAATGAAGGGCATGAAGAAAGAGGTCGAGTATTTCGAGCCATCCGCCGTCGATCCCTTCCCCGGCGTGACGAAGCTAATCGATCCCCTCAAACTGCCCACGATCTCAGTCCCATCAGTTAGCTTCGGAAAGCTGGTCCGCTAATGTCGTTCTATGAGGAAATGGCCGAACTGGCAGTCGAGATGCTGAACGAGTTTGGCGCGGCTGCAACCCTGAGCCGTGAGACAGTTACATTCGACAAGAAGAGCAATCGTCGCATTGCAGTCTCGGTCGATCCAGTGGCGACCATGGCCGTGATGGATGAACTTGAAGTGCCGGATGAGAACACTGGTCGCCTTGTTGTTCGCACTGTCGCATATTTGCTCGCAAAGCCAGCAACCGGCGACATTCTGATGATGGGTGATCGCAAGTGGACAATCGGAAAAGTGACCACTGTTCAGCCAACTAATCTAGCTATCATTCATTTTGCGGAGGTAGAGAATGCTTAATATCGACTTGTCAGACCTTCTCAACAAGACACCGGCCATCAGAAAGATGGTGGAACAGAAAGTCGTTGAGGTGGCAGCTAAAGTCACACTTGATGTTCATGCCAATGTCGTAGCTGGATCGCCGGTCGATACAGGCGAGTTTCGCGGCAAGTGGACTGTTGAAACTCCGACACAGCCATTTGAGAACGGCAAGGTCGAGAACACCACACCTTATGGCCCACAACTAGTGAACGGCCATTCTAGACAAGCGGCCAAGGGCTGGATCGATAATGCCGTCCTAGCTGCAACCCGACTTTAAGGAGAACCGATGATTTATTTGGACGTAGACGATTTGAATGCCCGTTTCTGGGCTTGTGAACTGAGTTACAAAAACGAAGACGGCGACACGGTTGTTATGCCTGATAGCCAGAAGCTAGTCGAGAACCAGCCGGACGAAGAGATTGATGCAACGCAGCCATATGTCCGCTGGTTGATTGAACCGGGTGCGAGCAAGCAGAAGGTCAATGCTGGTCCGTATATGTTCAGAAGCGTTGGCACCGCATACTTGCAGGTCTTTGTTCCAAAGGGAATGGGCACTGGTCCAGCAACCGACATTGTTGATTGCTTCCATAACCACTTCCGTAAATATCGAAGTGAAGACACTTGCCTCCGCGTGCTGTCCACGGATCAACACAAGGTCAATAATAAGAAGTTCTATCAGGTGAATGGCTCATTTGCCTACGAAAGCAATCGCTCCTGACCACGCAATAAATACAGGCACGGAGCCTGTTTTTGCGGCTCCCTAGTTTAACAACAAGGAGACCGCATGGCACTCGTTAGCTCATCTGATATTACGTCCAGCATCATCGCTGAGACAGTGTTTGGCGTTACGCCAACCGCAACTGCTACCCGTTACGAACTTCCGCTTGGAGCGGACGCGGCTCTTCTGACCGCTGCTGCTACCACAATTGCAAGCCCTACTAAGCGCCCTAACCGCGCCAGCAACGGTTCGCGTCGTGGCATGGTCAATCCAGAAGGCTCGATGGACATTCGTTTCCAGAACCATGCGTTCATGGATATTCTGCTGCAAAGCGCTCTGTCGAACACCTTCGCTACCAAGGTGCTGAAAGCGGGCACCACCGATAGCAGCTTCTCGGTTATCCATAAGCTAGCTAATGACATGTATGAGACCTTCGCGGGCAACATGGTCACTGGCTTCTCGATCTCGACCACCGGCAATGACGAAGTGAAAAGCTCGTGGAACTTGATCGGCGCGAACGTCACTTACGGCGCAACCGATAACGCTCTGGCCGTTACCGCGATCACCGGCACGACCGAGTTCATTGCATCGGAAGTTCAGAGCATTTCTGTTGCGGGCCAGACCCTCTCGATTGCTGAACTGACTTTCGAAACTACGCTGGACCGCACTCGTCGTCCGGTCCTCGGCTCGAACACCGGTCTACAGTTCGGCGTCAACGGCACTCGCGAAACGACTGTCACCGTCAGGGCTTATCGTGAAAGCCTCGCGATCAATAGCGCAATCACCGGTCTGGCTCAGCCTGTCAGCTTCGATATCGGAACAACCGGTGCTGGCTACCGTTTCCAGCTTCCTGCTGCATATGGCGATATGCCCGTTGATAGCATCAGCGATGGTTCGGCTTTCGTGACGATCACCTTCAAGGCTGGTTATGATGCGACTTCGGGCACCGATTTGGTAATCACTAAGTTGTAAAAGATAGAGAGCTACACGTTCTCTCTCCCTCCTGTAGCTCTCGGCGGCTCTGGGCTTCGGCTCGGAGCCGTCTTTGTATCCGACGCATAAATACCTTTGCCGATAAACCAATAGGGGAGAACATAAGATGGCAAAGAATGAAACTACCGTAGCCGATGACAACTTCGGTTTTGATATCCCAGTCCGCTATGACGCAGACGTTGCAGTTGAAGGCGTTTGGTCGCCTCCTGTTCTAGACGAGCATGACCAGTGCTGGGGTGAATTTAAGCTAGTCATGTATGACGGCGACAATCCGGCAATCAAGAAGGTGCAGGAGCGTGTCAAGATCAAGAACGCTAGGGCTGTGCGCCTGAAGCAAATCACGGTTGACGATCTTGCGCTTGAAGTCTTCCTTGAAGCTATCCTGCTCGATTGGAAGGGCGTCAAGAAGAATGGCGTTGAAGTTCCATACAGCAAGGAAGTCGCGAAGCAGTATTTTTCCATCCCGGCTGTCCGCAAGGTGGTCTTTGTAGAGCTACTCGAATTTGCTGCTGACGTTCGCAACTATGGCGCAGCAGACAAGGAAGATATCGCGGGAAACTGATAGAGGCTTTGGACTGGAGTATGCGTGATGATCTCGCGCTACTCCAGAAAGGAGCCGACGCCGGTAATGAGCTTGCAATTAAAGCACTAGCTGACCAGCCAGATATCGAATGGTCATGGCACTGGTGGGCATATCATGAACTATCTACGGATCGTCCAGCAACACAAGGCGCGCTACTCCCCATCCCTCATTCTGCAATCCGGCTTATGGCAGACGAGTGGCATTTGAAGGGTAAAGAGCGCTCCGACTTCCTCTACATCATTCGCGAACTTGACGGCTTTGTTCTCAACAAAGCGCGTGAGCAGGCAGAGCGATCCATGTCCTCTAAGGGCAAGTAGAGCCAGCTAAATAACGGGAACCTCTCATAAGAAGGAGAACCCGTGGCAGACGCACAAGCAGTAATTAGGATCAATATCGAGGCTGCTGGTGCGGAGGCTGGCGCCCGCCGCGTCAATCAGGCCATCGGTTCAGTCGGTAATTCCTCACGTCGCACAGCAGCGGCAAACGACAATCAGACATCAGCATTGGGTCGCTTGACCCGCGCAATGAACGACAATGCCAAAGCCGGTGGCGCAGTCGGCAAGATCATGGACGACATCAATGGTCGTTCCGCTGCCGCAATTCCGGTTGTCGGCAATCTCATTTCCAAACTCATGGGCATGGGTCCGGTCGCGGGCATCATTAGTGGTGTCGTCCTGGGTATTGGTGCGCTCGCTACCGTAGCAGTCGGAGCAGCCGCGAAGGTCGAGACATGGAAAGCCAACTTGCTGACCATGACGAAAAGCACGGAAGCCGCTGATGCTGCTTATCGTGAACTGGTCGCCTTCGGCAATAATACGCCGTTCTCGACGGAGCAGTCCGTCAATGGCTTCATCAAAATGCGCGCTCTGGGTCTAGAGACCTCGACCGAGATCATGACCAGCTTCGGCAATACGTCTGCCGCGATGGGCAAGGACATGACGCAGATGGTCGAAGCCGTTGCGGACGCCACGACCGGCGAGTTTGAACGCCTCAAGGAATTCGGCATCAAAGCCAGCCAAGAAGGCAACAAGGTCAAATTCACGTTTCAGGGCGTAACAACGACCGTCGATAAAAACGCGTCGGCCATCCAGAAATACATTGTCGGGATCGGCAACACCAATTTCGGTGGAGCAATGGCCCGACAGATGGCCACCGCTCAGGGCGCGTTCTCCCAATTCGAAGATCAGATTTTCAACACACTCGCGGCAATGGGTGACGGCGTTCTGAACAAGACCGTCGGCAAGGTCGTTGGTGCTGTGTCGTCTGGTCTTGATGCTATCACGCCCTTGCTTTCCGGCATCATGGATATTGTCGGCGGTCTGTTGTCGTTCGTTGTTGATGTCGGCAGTGGCCTGCTTTCTATGTTCGTCGGTGGCACTCAGGGTGCGGGGACGTTCAAGTCTGCGCTTGATGGCCTAGCCGTCGCTTTCAAATTCGTAGGCGAATGGGTCTCGATGGCGGGCAGCGTCATCGGCAGCGTTATGGGCTTCGCCGGTGACATCATCGGCATGGTCGCTGGTGGCATTCGTAGCGCGTTTGGCGCTGCTTTCGATTGGCTCATGCCCGCGACGCAATCGACCGGCCAGAGCATGGGCGAAAGCCTTGTCGGCATTCTGCGTGCAGCTCAGTTCGTTGCCGGTCAGCTTCCGAATATCTTCAAGGTCGCACTCGCCGAATTGAAGGCCACGTTCATGCAGACCGGCGCGGCTCTTGCTGCTGCCCTGACAGGCGACTTCTCCAAGTTCAGCAAAATCGATCTTTCGTTTAGCCGCATCCAAAAAGTGGCAAGCCGTGTAATGGCCGGTGCAGGTCGTGTCCAGCAAGACCAGCGCGGCAATCGCAAGTGGATCGATGAAGCAGCCGGAAAATCGGCAAAGGGCAACATCGACTTTGCTGCATTGGGCAAGGACAAGCCAGCAGCGGATAAAAAGAAGAGCGGCGAAAGCGATGCCGAAAAGCGCGCCAAGGCAGAAAAGGAGTTCTGGGAAACACTCAAGAACGAAGCTGCCACTGCCGAACTTCTAGGCATTAAGGCCGAAGATCTTAAAAAGCAGCTAGAGCTACAGAAAATCCTAGGCCGCGATCTGGTTGCTGCCGAGTTGCAGCGCCTGACCACCGCGACCCAGCTCGTCCGCACCAACAAGTTCCTAGCCGATGCCGCTCAGGCCCATATCGACGCCGTAACCGCTGCCGGGATCTCGGAAGAGATGACCAAGAAGCGAATTGCCGGTCTCACTCAGGATCAGATTGATAGCGAACGCGGCATTCTGGAATTCCGTGCAAAGGCTGCTGCTCAGGGCGTGGACCTGCAAAGCGATGCATATCAGGCCGCTGAAAAGGCACTGCGTACCGATCTTGCCCGCGTAGATGCCAATAAGCTGCTGAACCAGCAGTTGGACCGCGCTGCTGATCTGGCCGACAAATATAGCGCGTCATATCGCAAAGCGCAGGCCGCAAAGCAGTCCGCTGCTGATATGGCCTCACTAGAAGTGGGCCGCGCAAACGGCACGATCAGCGATGCGGTCTATAGGGAAATCAAAGAGGGTCTGGCACAAGCTGCGCTTGATACCTCAAGGCAGTTCCGCGACGAGTTCGGTCAGCGCATTGAGGCCCTTGGCGATCAGTTCCAAGGTGCGTTCGGCTCCGCGATCAGCAAGCTAGGTCGTGCCATTCAGGGCATTGCAACCGCATCTACCGGCAAGAATCTCGGTGGTCTTGGTGCAATCGGATCGCTGGTCGATGTCTTCGGTCGCAAGATCGATGGGTCGCTAAACGGTCTGGGCAAATCGTTCCAGAGCGGCGCAAGTTCGTTCGGTGACAAGCTGTTCACCAGCAGCACTTGGACAAAGCCGCTGTCCAGCATTTCCGACAGTTTCGGTGGATTCAAGAAATCCTTCGGCAGCATGTTCAGCAAGGGCGGCGACTTTATGAGCGGCCTTGGCAACATCATGGGCAATGCTGCTAGCGGCGCTGGCCTTGGTAGCGCAGTCGGTTCGATGCTCGGCCTCAATAGCACTGGTTCATCTCTTGGTGGCGCAATCGGCTCGATCGGCGGTCCTCTTGGTTCGCTTGCTGGCTCCATCATCGGCGGGCTTGGCGCAAACCTGTTGAAGAAGGCCAGGTGGGGTACAGCGACCGTCACCAACGGCACTGTCACTACTCGCGGTAACAAGCAGGCATACGAAGACAACGCGTCTACTGCCGGTAACAGCATCATATCGACGCTCGACAACATCGCTGCCCAGCTTGGCGCAGACGTGAGCAATTACTCTGTCTCGCTTGGTCAGTATAAGGGCAAATGGCGTGTCAGCAGTAGCGGCCGTTCTGGTAAGCTAAAGGGCAAATACAGCGATGTTTCCGACTACGGCAAGGATGGCGCAGAAGCGGCACTTCGCGCAGCTATCGCGGACGCTATCAGCGATGGTGCAATCGTCGGTGTCAGGGCTTCCACTAATGCACTGTTGAAGGCTGGCGACGATATTGAAGCGCAGATGGAAAAGGCGCTGACCTTCGAAAACGTCTTCAAGGACTTGAAAAGCCGTCTCGATCCGGTTGGCTCTGCACTTGATGCGCTCAGCTTGGAGTTCAAGAACCTCACGAAGATATTCAATGAGGCAGGTGCGACCAGCGAGGAATATGCACAGCTAGAACAGCTTCGCACACTCAAGCTACAGGACATTATCAAGGAACAGACTTCTGGTCTGCGCGATATCTTGGACACGCTCAACGGCGAAGCAAGCGGAAAGTCCGCGATGGCGCAGTTGACCGAGAACATGGCCGCGTTCGCTTCCTACCAGAGCGATGCACTCGCGGGCAAGCAAGTCGATCAGGACGCATATTCCACACTTGTCGATAAAATCCTGAACAACAGTCAGTCGGTGTATGGCACGAACTCCAAGGAGTATCAGGCGCTCCTATCCGACTTGAAGTCCACGACCACCGGCTTCCTCACAAATGTGGAAGCTGCGCTTGGCGTGGCTTCTACCACTGCCACAACATCGGACGTGACTTCGGTTCTAAACACCCAGACGAACGCGATCACAACCAACCAGACACTACAGACCGATTACCTCGCGCAAATCCTATCCGCGATCAAGTCGGGCAATAGCGCTGGCACTGTCGTTTACACCACAACCGGCGGAACGACTTACACGGCCATCAACGGCAAGCTGCAATATGTTTAAGGGAGGCGCGTAAATAAGCACATGGCAATAGACGCAAACAGAGCATCCTTCATCAAGAAGGAATATCGTTGGGACGTAAAGGAAGACACTGCCGTTAAGGCGCGTGACAATACCGCTCGCGAAGAAGAGTTTTCCTGCAATGTCGATCCCACTACCGCAAGCCAGCTAGGCCCGCTGATCCTCGCCCAGAACAACACTGCTCGCATTTTCACAGTGAGCATTGATGGCGTGATGACCCTTGAGGACTTTCTAACAGGCGTTCCCCGCTACATTCCCGTTATCCCCAAATACGGCACAGACGGCAGGACTTATCGCGTCCTGAGTTTCACCACCGATTTGAACAAGGCAATTACAACCGCAAAGGTGCATGGATAATGGCAGTCGTCATCTGTGCCCCTAGGGCTTTCACCGTTCAATCATCGAACAACAGCACAACCGCACCAGCGACAAATCTGAACCTCGACCACCCCTCGATGGTCTGGCGCTCGTCTAATTTGACTTCCGTGCAGATCACCGTGCAATTGCCTGCTGGCTCATGGGATACGGTCTGCTTGTCTGGCACAAATCTGCGCGCCACCGATACCATTCGCATCCGCGCAGCAGCGACCGCAGCGGCGACCACCAGTTCCCCGACCTACGATAGCACCGCTCTCCCCGCTTTTAGTGGAGCAGCCAATAGCGGCGGCAATACCTCGCTGATCCTTACGCCAGCTGTCCGCACTGAGACATTCATCCGCATCGACATCACCAGCACCGGCAATCCGGCGACCTATGTTGAAGCCCGTCGTCTCGTCATCGGCAAGCGGATTGAGGAAGATGGTATCGACCTGAACGCAGAGCATAGTTTCGAGGATAACAGCCAGCGCACCGAGTATCGCAATTTGGAGACTGTCGATCCCTACGACACCAAAACGTCTTGGAAGTTCAGCATCGGCTACATCAAGGAAGCATCCTACTGGAGCAACTGGTTTCCACTGTTGCGCGATGCAGGCACTAAGAAGGGCGTTCTGTCCATTCCTGATAGCCAGAGTGCCTACTTGCAGAGTGAAGCTGTGTTTGGTCGCATCACAAGTTCAGCCAAAGGCAGTGCAGTTTCGTCCGACTATTACAAATTGGAACTCTACGTCCGAGAAATCTAAGCACTGAGCCTGTCGCTAAATAGCGATATGGCTACAGTGTATAACATGCTCCTTGAAGTTACGCCTCTCAACGGCGCAACCCCTAAAACCCTTCGTCTTACTAATGTGAGCGCCGACAAGCTGGCGACCACTGCAAACGATCAAGCATGGCTTCCTTGCATCACCTCAATGCCTTCGCTGAGCTTTACGCTCTCAAGCGATGGCTTGCTCGATGACCCCAAGGTAGAACGCGGCGAGATTAGCTTCTTCTGCTCCGATGACTTCACCAACCATGAATGGAGCAGCTATGTCTGGAATGGTGCAACATACCGCGCATGGTATGGCGAGCATGGCACTGACTTCTCTAGCTATCAGAAATGGGGCGAAGGCAAAGCATCGAACCTAGAGCGCGAAGGCAATATCGTTACCGTTCGCTTGCTCGGTCCAGAAGCTGACCTAACTACCAAGATACTGTCAAAGACATATGCGGGCAGCGGTGGCGCAGAAGGGCCGATTGGTTCAAAGGGCAACTTGAAGCCACGCTGTTTCGGCAATCCCAAGTCGGTCGAACCTGTTGAGATTGATCCGGTCAATCTCGTTTATCAGGTTCATGGCTATGGTGCGGTCTATGCGATCCAGCCATATGAATATGGTCTTCCACTGGATGCCACTCAATATAAGGGCAATGCCACTTCATATGCGAACCTGATCGCCGCAACCCTAAAGCCGGGTGAATATGCGACTTGCTTTGCAGAAGGCTTGTTCCGTTTCGGTGGCACTCCTACTCCGAAGATCACCGCCGACGTTTCTATGTCGGGTGGCACTACCCTGCCCGCTGTCGCTACTGCGGCTCTTCAAGCTGCTGGTGTGTCTGCCGATAAGATCGGTGACTTCTCCGCGTTTAATGCTGTTGAAACGGACCTGTATGTCACCAGCCAGACCGAGTTCTTCGACGCGCTGCAAAAGCTGTTCAGGGATGCCGGTGGTTATGTCTTTGCGGACAAGAATGGCGTTTACCAGTGCGGCAAGTTCTATCAGTCCGCTAAAAGCGCGGTCACTCTTAATGCGGATCGCTCGACCTTTCCCCTGTTTCTGGACTGGAAAGAAGAGCCGCCAAAGGCTCCGATCTGCAAAGTCAGCTACGGCTATCAAAAATGCTGGGGCGTCCACTCGGACAGCGATGCTTCGCCCATCGTCAATGAGCTCGCGGAAGCTGCCGATGAAGCCGCTCTAGCCGCACAGACTGCCCAGACCACTGCTGACAACGCGCAATCGCTGGCCAATGACGCCAAGGGCGTTGCCGACACTGCGCTTGATGCGGTCAAGGATGATGACGGCACGGTGATCAAGTCCAAGACCATTCAGGAGAAGGTCAACGAGGCGAACGCCGATATCGCCGATCTGGTCCAGGCCTATGGCAGCACCGCAACCGCAGCAGCATCGGCCAATGCGGCTAAAATCTCGGAAGACGCGGCAAAGGCAGCAGCGACCACTTCTCAGACCGCAAGCAACAATGCTGCTCAGGCAAAAGCCGACGCAGAAGCAGCAGAAGCGGATGCCATTGCAGCAAAGACCGCAGCGGAGACAGCCAAGTCACAAGCCCAGACCGCAGCGACCAACGCGGGCACGGCAAAGACCGCCGCTGAGACTGCAAAGACCGCTGCTGAAACGGCCAAAACAGCCGCACAGACAGCGAAGACCGATGCGGAAACCGCATTCAGCAATTCGACCACGGCAAAGAATGCTGCCGTCGCGGCTCAGGGTGCGGCGGAAACTGCCCGCAATAACGCCCAGACCTACGCGACGAACGCCAGCAATAGTGCAACCGCTGCATCTGGTTCGGCATCGACAGCAAGCACCAAGGCCACTGAGGCTGGAAATAGCGCAACCGCTGCACAGGCAAGCAACGTCTCCGCCACGTCCACATATAATGACCTGCTCAACACGGTCTATAATCAGCCTTTGCTGCCGTTCTCGTTTGAGGAAGGCACGAAGCACTGGACCCGTGTTCGCAACGGCGCTCCTGCAACCCTAGCGACGACCGCAGGCACTCAGGTCACAGATGCGGATCTCGGTCAGGCGCTACAGTTTTCCGATTGGACCTCTGCCGGAACGAATATCCTGAGCAAAGGCGCGGTCGCTGTCTCAACGGGTCGCATCTATGAGGTGACGGTTCGCTTCAAGGTCACGGCTTCCGATGGTTCGGTCAGCTTCAATCCTATCCTTGCAACCATGGCCGAAAACTATGTCGGCACAGATGGATCGATCGCGGCATTCGCTTCGGGCGGCTCGTCCAGCGTCACAACCAACAATGCCGTCCAGACCTTTACAGCCAAGTTCGCGATCGGCGGCGGCACTGGCATCGCCTCGCTTCCATCCAACACCAAATATATCCGCCCCGGTCTTCGATTGAACTCGTCCGAAACCGGACTGACTCTCGTTATTGGTGAAATTCGCCTGCTCGACGTGACCGAGCGCGAAGCATCCGCTGCGTCCGCCAATGCAGCTTCCACTTCTGCCAGCGCCGCAGCGACCAGCGCTACCGACGCAGGCACTTCTGCATCTGCTGCCCAGACCAGCGCGACCACTGCCACGACACAGGCCGGTAAAGCGACCACTTCCGCGACCAATGCCACGACGAGCGAGACAAATGCTAAGGGGTCGGAGAATGCGGCCAAAACGTCTCAGACAGCCGCTGCGACATCCGCAACGAACGCGGGCAACTCGGCTACTGCCGCAGCGACATCGGCGTCCACGGCTGGCTCAAAAGCGACGGAAGCAAGTCAATCCGCATCGACCGCGACCACACAGGCCAACACAGCAACCACAAAGGCCGGTGAAGCATCGACCAGTGCGACGAACGCCGCAACCAGCGAGAGCAATGCGCTAGGGTCGAAGAACGCAGCAGCGACCTCCGCAACCAATGCCGCGACCAGCGCCACAAATGCGGGAAATAGCGCGACGGCTGCAAGCGGCTCGGCATCGACCGCAGGCACAAAAGCCACGGAAGCAGGTAACGCGGCGACTTCTGCTGCTGCATCGGCGGTGTCCGCCAACTCGACCTATAATAGCACGCTCGGCGCGCTCTATGTCTCATCGCCCATTTTGCCATCGACCTTTGACGAAGGCGCAAAACACTGGACCAACCAGCGAACCGGCAATCCAACCAGCTTGGCCGACATTCCGGGAACGGCGGTGATCGACGCCGACATGGGTCCGTCGTTGGAATTCAACAACTGGGCCGGTGCAGGCAATAATATCCTGACCAAGGGTGTGATCGCACCAAAGCCCGGTCGCATCTATGAAGTCTCGGTTTCGTTCAAGATCACGCAGAGTGACGGCTCGGTTAGTTTCAACATAGCGTTGGGAACGATGCTATCCGGCTTCGGAACAGCAGCATCCAATTATAGATCAAGCACTATCGGCAACTATTCGACCACCGGTTCTGTCAATGTCCTAACTGGCAAGTTCTCGCTTGATACCATTTCCGGTGTGACCACTATCCCAGCCGATGTCGTGCTATTCCGCGCTGGCATTCGCCTGAACTCATCAGAGACTGCGGGATCGCTGATTTTCCGTGTTGGTGAAATTCGTATCACGGACATTACCGAACGCGAAGCGGCTCTGGCTTCGGCAAATGGCGCAGCGGCTAGCGCATCGGCGGCAGCAACTTCCGCTTCCACTGCATCGACAAATGCGACGAATGCCGGAACGTCGGCCACGTCGGCGTCGAATTCCGCAAACACGGCGACCACAAAGGCTGGCGAGGCATCGACCAGTGCCAGCAAAGCAGCGACCAGCGAAACGAATGCGAACGCATCAAAGAATGCGGCTTCGACCAGCGCGACCAATGCCGCTAATAGCGCGACTGCTGCCGGTGGTTCGGCGTCGGCAGCATCAGGCAGCGCCAGCAATGCCCAGACCAGCGCGACAAATGCGGGCAACTCGGCATCTTCGGCGGCGGCTAGTTCGGTTTCGGCTACGTCAGCGGCAAAAGACGCATCCAACCGCGCTACGGGCAATATCGTTAGCCGTGGCGAATGGAACGCGGACTCTGGCAAAGGCAATTGGACCGGCGCTGTCGGTGTCTATCTCGCAAACGAGATTGGCCAATACATTCTAAGCCAGAACGATCGCGACAGCTACGACGGCGAACCGATCGCCGGCAACTGGTCGAACCGTCGTTTCCGCATCACAGGCGAGGTTCAGACTTGGGGTAGCTATGCCGCACAGGCTGGCATCCATTGCGTTACGAACGATGGCACGAACGGTTGGTATCTCCAAACCGTCTTAGCCGCTGGTCAGTTTTATACGCCGTTCAGTTTCGAAACCACGCTTCCCGCGAATGTCAAATCCGCTCGCGGCATTTTGGTCAGTGATGGTCCACACGGTGCTACCGGTCATGGCGTCAATTGGCGCTTTATCCGCATCGAAGACATTACCGAGAGCGCACGCGCAGCAGGATCGGCCAGCGCAGCGGCATCCAGTGCGTCAGCAGCAGGCACTTCCGCTACCAATGCGGGCAATAGCGCGAACAGCGCAACTCAGTCCGCAAACACGGCTTCCACCAAGGCCAACGAAGCATCCAATAGTGCGACTTCGGCAGCCAATAGCGCGTCCAGTGCATCGTCGTCCTCGACCAATGCCAGCAATAGCGCGACAGCCGCAAACTCGTCCGATGTTTCCGCAAAGCTCAGCGCGGCATCTCAGATGCCATCGGATTTCCAGCAGGACGGCAAGTTCTGGCAGCAGGGCTTCGGCGGGCTACCGGCTGCACTGAATCCGATCACCGCAAATTCGACCTTCGCCTTCGTCAACAACAGCGATGTCGGTCGATCCATGCGCGTCACGGCGACTGCCCAGACCGACGTTGGCAATATCGGAATGATGCCGCTCCAAGCGGATCGCGTTTATCGTATCACGGCCAAGGTCCGTCAGCAGACCGGTTCTGTTTTTGCCCAGCTTCAGCTTTACCGCATTGGCGTGAATGCGACCGGCAGCACGATGGGCAATGGCACAGTCCAGTCGACTTATACCTTCACGGCTCTCAACCAGTGGGTCGAACTGACCGGTGTAGTTCCGGCATCCACGACCAACGCAATGATTGCGGCTGGCGCGTCCAGCATTCGCTGCTTGCTGCGTCTCTTGGCCGCGTCATCCACGGTGACGGTCGATTATTCGTTCATCCGCATTGAGGATATCACCGAAAGCACGGGTGCGGCCGGATCAGCAAGCGCAGCAGCCAATAGCGCTTCTCAGGCATCCGCAAGTCAGTCCGCTGCTGGATCGTCTGCTTCATCGGCCCAGACCAGCGCAACCAATGCGGCGACATCAGCGGGCCAGGCATCGACCAGTGCGAGCAACGCATCGACCTCGGCCAACAACGCCGCTGGCAGCGCCAACACTGCATCGACACAGGCGACAAATGCCAGCAACTCCGCAAATGCCGCATCTGGCAGCGCAACGAGCGCCAGCAACAGCGCATCAGCGGCTAGCACATCGGCATCGAACGCGGGCAACAGCGCGACGACATCAGCGGCTCAGGCTCTTTATGCGGGAAGCCGTGCAACGGGCAATCTGGTTGCCAAGCCCACATTTGAAGATGGCAGCATCGGCATGTGGAATGGCTCGGTTTCGGTTGTCGCTGACACAAGTTCAGCAACAGGAACAACCAAAGCGCTGCGAAGCCAAGCCCGTGACGCGACCGAAGGCGCTGAGTTTATCCCACTACCCCAGACCAACAACCGTGTATTCCGCATTTCTGGATATGCGCGCTGTGGTTCGTCGTCTGCCTACGCAGTCAACGTCGGCATTCAGGGGCAATTGGCTAACGGGACGTTCTCTTTCCCATACAGCCGTGCAGCAAACGCAGGCACGACGGCATGGACCTATTTCGAGTTCAATCTCGGCATTCCGGCCAATATCCTTCGCTTCAAACCATTCGTCCAATCCAACAATGACGCTGGTCAGCCTGGCTCTGTGCATGATGCGCGTGTCGTTGGAGTTCGTATTGAGGATATCACCGAAAGCAACAGCGCTGCCGGATCAGCGAGCGCAGCGGCGACTAGCGCCAGCAATGCCCAGACCAGCGCGACCAACGCAGGAAATTCCGCGTCGTCGGCAAGCGGTTCGGCAAATACGGCAGCGACACAGGCAAATAATGCCTCAAATAGCGCAAGCGCTGCCGCTGGTAGCGCATCAAGCGCTTCGACCAGTTCGTCAAACGCAGGTTCGTCCGCATCGTCGGCAAGCAACAGCGCGAACACCGCATCGACCAAAGCCAACGAAGCATCGTCCAGTGCAAGCGCGGCATCTGGTTCGGCCGCGACTGCGACAGCAAAAGCGAGCGCAGCCGCGACCAGCGCAACTCTAGCGGCGACGTTCTCGACCGGCGGCGGCAACATCATCCCAAATACGGCCTTCGCTGTCGGCGTTGATGGCTGGAACAATTGGGCGCCGACCGGCTCGACCGCATTGACGTGGGTTCGTGACGGCGGTGGCGATGATTGGCGTCCGACTAACGAACATACCATCGGCATCCAACAGTATGACACCGACCCTAATCGCTGGTCACAGTGGCACACCGATGAAATCTCAGTCTCGGCCAACACATGGTATGAGTTCAGCGGCTATGTCGCTGCACATCGCTGCAACGCATATGTCCGCATTGACTGGAAGGACGCCAACGGCACAGGCATCAAGTCGGATTACAACCTGAATACTAATACGGCCGACTTTACCGGTGGCAGAAACATCAACAACTGGAAAAGGTGCTGGAATAAGGTCCAGTCGCCATCCAATGCGGCTCGCGCGCACCTTGTATTCGTGAAAGACCCGACATTCCAGAATGCCGGTTACACCGATAGCTGGGGCTGGCTGTGTCGTCCGATGATCCGTCAAACCTATGCGGAAGCCAACGGACCTAGCCCATTTAGTCACGGCAGCGATGCTTCTACGACCATCGCACAGCAAGCAACTATCAACTCGACACAGACCGCACTTGCTACGGCAAACTCGTCCATCGCGAGCCTGAACAATAGCGTCTCGACGCTCAATTCCTACGTGAACGTCCAGCAGACCGCAATCAACAATCTGAATGGCAAGACCGCTGCATATTGGCAGGTCAATGCCGTTTCGGGTGGTCGCGCACAGTTGACGGTCTTCGCTGATAGCAACGGCGGTGGAGGCGTCGATATCGTGGGCGATCTTCGCATTTCCGGTAACGCGATGATCGGTGGCACGATCAACCCGGAAGCACTGGCGCTACAGCGTTTCGTGAAGCGTATTGGCCCTGTGACAGTGGCGGGCAATCCGGGCGCTACGATGTATTCCGGCTCTCTTGGTCAAACCACCGGCTACGGCAGCTACCTGCTGGAAGGCAATCTCTCGTTCACTTATCTGACCGGCAGACAGACGAACACGCAGAGCGGAAAGCCATATTACATCGACTATCTCCAAGACGGCGGCCTGACTATCTACATCAAGAAGAATGGCGTTCTTCTTGCAAGTGCCTCGTGGACCGGCACGGCTCAGAGCACCTACGCTTCGCGGTCGTTCTCTGCTGCGCTCACAACGAACTTCGACGGCCCTGACCCGGACACGTTCACCGGTGACGTGACTATCGAAGTTGTTCCGTTCAAGGGCAACACCGATACCGGAATGGTCAATCAGGGCGACTACTATACTCGTCAGATCAGCGGAAATTACTTGAACTTCTCGATCAACAATCTGCGGCTGAAATGGACGTTCATCTAATCCGATAATTACAAGAAAGAGAGGAATTCCTATGAACCAATATGCAAATCCAAACCTAACACAACGCCAGCAGGTTGAAGCCAGCCTTGAAGCAATCGAGCTAAGGATGGCCGCTGTCGATGAAATGATGGAAGACGCCAATGCGGCTACCGACACGGCACTCGACTATGTGACTGCTCAGGTAATTGCTCAGCATGTGAGCATTCTCAACGGCAGCAAAATCCAGCTTGAACAAGAGCGCCAGCGCCTAGCTAACATCATTGCAGTCTGGGACGCAGCCTAACCAAGTTGCCGGGGGTTCATTCGCCCGGCGCTACCATGAGTATCTGACGACCATTCCTCTAAATACGGATTACCATTTGGAGGTCGCCAGACTATGAAGATCAAACTCACTTCCGTTATCGACAAGGTAGCTACCGTTGTCGCCAAGAACAAGGCAGTCGCTGCTGCCGCCGTATCGCTCTTCGCCATCATGGGCGTTGTTTCTCAGGAAGACACCAGCACATGGACTAACGTCGTAACAGCGATTGCTACCGTAGTCAGTCAGGTGCTGTAATGATCCATCATCTGGAAGACGCCCGTAACATCGGAGACATTCTGTCTGGGCTACTTGCTGTTGGCACTTTAGCCCAACTCCTGCCTCAGATCGCCGCCGTTCTATCAATCGGCTGGACACTCATTCGCATCGCTGAATGGATTAGGTCAAAGATCAGGAAGCGACGTTTCGATCCACTCGATCTGTAAAGATATTGAAACTGACGGACCCACGCACTATATACGCGCTATCAGTTTCAAGGCTCCTCTGCGGGGGACCGGTTGGCGCATGGAGTGTTTGGATTATCGGAGTTGTGGGTCATAGCATTCTCCACCACGCATTTGAAAAATGCCTTCACAGCATTTTTATCGGAAAGGGAGAATGATTATGGACAAGATGAAGAATAAGATGACGACATTGTTTAACCGTGTGAAGCCTACCATGTGTGGGTTGTGTTTTTCGATTGTTTCGTACGCCGCCGTATCCATAGAAAAGCCCCGCTGACCAAACCAGCGGGGCTTTTTCGATTTATGCAACCAACGCAAATCGAAAGACCATCAGGGCTTCGCTAACAGCGATAACATGTCATTGGGAAACAACGGTTTCACGTGATTGAGTTCATTCCGAAACCCATCTCTGAGATACCCATCGATCAACCAACCGACCTTCTCACCCTCGGTTATGCCGCTCATGAACTTATCAATACCAGCCGAATGCATCACTTGAATTACAACCTCGAATTCGTCGGCCGAACAGACGATATAACGGTTTGTATCGACCAGCGAAGGATCAAGCCCACGCTCAACCAATTCCTGACGGACTAGATTATTAATTTCTCCACCATCCTGATGGTGGAACAGACTCCAGTCGTCCAATGTGACAATCATAGGATATATCGCTTGGCCATTGTAGGTCCAGTGTGGATAGATCCCCTCCCGAGCATCCGCAATTGCAGCGTAAAGCTGGCCAACCGCTTTCGCCAACTTCTTTAACTCCTTCATCACGGCGGCTTCTGGCGCGACAAACTCCTTTGCCGCCTTCGCCATTTTGAGTAACTTGACCTCCACGAAAAGTGCCGCGCTAACGTCTTCAACAATCCAGTCAACGCTATCCTTAGGCTTTCCCTTAGTGCCGTATCGCACTTCGGAATAAATCTGAAATGAGCCGTCGTTAGCGCGAGCGGCTGTCTCTCCAACATAGCTTTGGAACGCCGGGCCTAACTGCCTGCTGAGGATGTCATGATCTTGACCAACAACATCGAAGTAAAGCCCATCCGTGAACCTCCGAGCCAGCAGGCCAGGAACTGGGCATATGAGCCGTGCGCCGCCGTCGATTTCGATAATGGGATGAAGCCAAAGCGGATTGAACGTGTATGCCCAATTCTCATCCAGCGTTCGAGACGCAACGGCGGAGCTTCGCAGGCTTTCATAATTTGTTGTCAGATTTGACAAAAAGCTGCTTGGACTTACGCCAACAATCCTCTCCGCACTCGCAAGCCATTTATGCGATATGCCAAAATGTGTCATGTACGTCGCCAGGGCTGCAAATCCGACCGTCGCAACCTGATCCGTACTCATCCCGTAAACGTGCCGCACAACTTCGTTCATTTCCGGTTTGAGATACATCTGTCGCATTCTCGAAATGTGCTGATGCGAAATGCCTTTCTGCCAGTGAAACTGGCGATGCGCCAATCTGCCTATTTTCTCGAGCAAGCCGAATTTACCCCCTAATAGACCAGCATCTTCGGCCACTTTTATTAGATTGATTGCGACACGAACTTGGTGCCAGTCTGTCACAGCCAAACCGCGCTCTATATCGCAGTGCAGTATCGCTTCACGCGAGAGTGTATCAAGTTCCCATAGAAAAAAACCCAACTGCATTCGCCCTTTACGTAGCGGGTTTGCTTCCCTGAATTGAGAAGGCAATTCGCTACGATATTCTAGATGCGTTGACAGGTGCCAAATCGCATTGAGCATCGAGGTCAGGCTGAATTTCCGCAGATATTTGCGAAGTGGCTTAGCATCGGTCATAGGGCCTATGTTTATCCCATTAATTATTATTTGGCATCATCAATCATCGAATTTCCGAAAGGTGTTTCTATATCAAAGAGGACATACGCTATCGCGCAGTCCTGCTTCGACATAATCTACTAGCTTGCCGTGCTTATCGCACTCCAAGCTGTAGATTATTGGAAGCACTTATTTGCTTAGTTCGTTGGAAGAGCAGCGTGGTGTTTGATTGGAATTCTTTTGATCCATTCCAAGAGGGCGATACACACTTCCCCCATATACCAGAACCATTGTAAAAATGAGAAATAATCTCATTCAACTCAGTTCCAATATATGGGGGAAGGTATGTGGGGTATTCCAGTCGGAACTTACACACTTTGTATCTGGCGATCTTATCAGGATCAGTGGGGTTAGCGGTCACTTATTAAGCCAGCTTCCAAACGCTCTCGCGTTTCTAGCGGAACAAGCATGAACCATACAAATTGCATCATGCTTGCTAGGACTTGTCAGGCAACAGACAGCGGTCCTCCTTTTTCCAATTTCCGGGGGGTCCGTGTTGCGAGTTATCCATTTGGACCGGGGAACTTCATCCTCCTAAGCATTCTTTGTCGACTTGTGGTCTAACGTGCCGTCATCGGGCTGCATTTTTTATACTGGTGCCATACAGTGCCGAGGATGGTCGGATGTAGTTTCTTCCAGTGCGCTTTTACCATTGCCCGGTTGGGTTAGTAAGTCCGGCGGCTCATCCATCCTCACTTACACAGCAAGGGTCAGGGCTATTTAGGGCCGGTATGGTCTATGGGGAAATAGTTGGGCTAAGGAAGGGGTTTAAGGAAGAACGTGGATCAAAACAAAACCCGCTTAGTGGGCTCGAAGCACTAAGCGGGTTCCTATCATGTTGCATTGTAGCCGATGGATGAACCGCTTGAACAGCGTTTCGAGCCACCGTTCTACATCTCTATTTATACAGGAACCACCTATCAGGGTGCGATATAAATCTGAGCAATTTGGAAATTCTTCCGACCGCAATTCTAGCGTACGCCCCCTCACAGCGCCTCCGCTCTAAGCGGAGCAATGGCATACCCCCGCACCCGGAGCGAGCATCGCATAGCACCATGGCATTACAGGACATCCTCGTATTTAGGACGGAGGACACCACAAAATCTCCGCAAGTATTAATAAAACGTAAATGCAACAATAATTTATAATTAACAAAAAAACACTTGCGATCTGACACTTAGCTGATAATTTCTAGAGCACAGAGACTGGTCATACTAATTTCTGTTCTTTGACAATTTAATACGATTATCAGAGATGATCGCAGCGGTGGAGCCTACACGGAGGCTCCTGGCAGAGCAGTTGTGAGCAATTGCGGCTAGCTGATAGGTTCAAATCCTGTCGCTGCGACGAACTAGGGCGCTGTCTGCCCTCGTTCGCGTCCCCTGCAACGTCCCCATTTCCGGGGTGCCAAAAAGCAGGGAGAAAGTGACGAAAGTGACAAACCTCCATCAGGCCCACACCAACTATTCCGACGACATCACTGTCCCGGGAGTGAACCTGAAACTGACCGTGACCAATCAGGAGGAGTTTAAGGGGCTTGTAGAGGCCACCCGTACGGAGTTGAGGAAGCGGAGTGACGTGTTCGCCACGGCATCTTCCACCCTCAATGACCGCAAGCGGGAAGCCCTCTATGAGGATCTGGCAGCGGCTCTGGCCGTTGCTGAGGTGCTTCTGGACCCTGCCAATGTGGACTATCTCATCAACATCCTTGATGAGCATAACATCCCCATGGTCGTGGATGCGGAGAAGCGGAACGAATATGTTCCGATTACTCGCCTCCTGTGGGGTTATTGGCCCAAGCCGACTGACACGAAGCCCGACCCGGAATTCACCTATTCGCGCAGCACTGAGCTTTATGCAAAGGTGCTTCGCGGCGCTGCTGTTCGCAAGATAAAATCGAGTGAGCTTGTGGCGAAGCTGAAGGAAGAGAACGGCTTCAAGCAGTTCAAGGATGCCGATGACAAGAAGTATCTCAAGTCCGACGAAGGCGAGGCAGAAAAGAAGGCTCTCCGTGAAGACGTTCTGAAAGATGAACCAATCGCGGTGGTCCCTAAGGGCCGTATCAAGGCTTCGGCCAAGGATGGTGAAAACCTCGTCTGCCTGCTTGGGCGCGTGACGAAAGATGGACAGGTGGAAATTCTCCAACAGTTGCCATCCAAGCACGATGCCCTGCTTTCGGCTATCGACCGACTGCCGAAAGAGATGATCAAGGACATTCGCACCCGCAAGGGCGAAAGGGAGAACTCTGAACAGGGTGCCTTCCTGTCTTGGGGTCAGTCGCAGGACGTTGCCTGAACAACAGGGCCGGGAGAAATCCCGGCCCTTATGCTTGAGGTGACGAAATGTCGGCTATTTTGATCCGGTTGAACGAGCGCGCCCTTCTGCGTCTCGAAACGCCTGCTACCCTGACTGAACGCGACCAAGAGACTTTTGACGCGCTTCTATCGCCAGATGAAAGGGCTGAGGTCTGGCGGCGATACTCGGACATCAAACATGTTCGCGACTTGATGACGCACATGCTTTTGCGAACGCAGGAGTATGTCGAAATTGGGACGGAACTCGACAACTATGCTGTCGATATAATGTGGGATAGGCGAGAATACATGACCCATGTGAACACGCTGGGTAAGCTGAAAGCACAACTTCCGACGTTGAGAAACCCGGAAGCCCGTGCGTCAGCCGAACGCTCGATAGAAATCCATACTGAAATTGTGGAGGGCTATTTAAATCGCATGGTCGGATTTTATGACGCACTTTCGCCGCAAGCGCAGCGCTTCATAAAACCCTTTAACCGCCCGATTACTTCGCCGGATGATGTCAGACGGTATGAACAGGATCGGGACTTGATATTCTTTCCGGGTTGGCTGACCGCTTTACAGCAAGCCTACAAGGAAGTGCTGTCGTTGAAACTAGAGGCTCTGAAATCGTAATCAGTATGCCCCGGACGGCTTCGGTTGTCCGGGGCTTTTCATTGAGGCGCTTATGTCAGTCGCATCGCGAATATACCAGAAGCAGATTGATATGCTGCTCGCTTCACGTTCGCCGCTTGAGGAAAAGGAACGGCAATCATTCCTCTACTATCTTGCGAGCGATGAAACCGACACGTTCTACCGCATGACGGCAAGCATCAAGCCCGGCGACACGATAGCAGGCTTGCGTGATGATCCTGCTTTGCAAGCCTCATATGCGCTAGCAGCGTCATACAGCGACCATGTGAAGGATAACGCGTCCGCGTTGCTCGGCATGGCAGAGCGCAATGACGAGGGCTTACAGGGCAAAATAGATGCACTCTTGGCGGAGTATGAGGCTTTACCGTCAGATGCGCAGCGCTGGTTTAGCGATCCGGCATTGCCCGCCATGAGCATCCTCGATCTACCCCGACTGCTCTCTTCCCCCGATGAGGATGATTGGCCATTCTTCATTGATCCTGAGCGACAAGCGTTCATCACGACCTTTAAGGCAAAGCTGGCAAAAGAAACCCCGTAAGTATGACCTACGGGGTTTCTTTGTTTGAAATCTGGAATTGTGAGCAGCCCAGTTTCGTGGACAAAGCATTCACTTGTCCGGTTATTTACCAACGAGACCCGCCTTATATTTGCCGTTCCACATGCTTAGAACCTGCTGCCTCATGCGCGGATCAAAGCTGATATGGACCCAGGAATTCTTCTCCATAATCAACTGATCGAACTTGATGCCTGAGGCCACGATGGCCTTGCAGATCGTCATTGGATCACCAAACGCTGGGCAGACGAAATCAACTGCAAAGCCCGGAGCATGGGCCGATTTGGGAGAGCCACCGACTGCTCGATTAACAGCCGCACTACGAAAGCCACTGGTCACTTTTATTGGTGCGCCAAGCAGCTTCCTGACTGCTTCCATGGCCTGAGCCATCTTGGTCAGGTTTGCAAGCTGCTGCGCGTTTGGTGTGTTGTTCAGGCCGGTTGACGTAACGGTCATTTCGGCCAGCGAGAAGTGATTGCTTAGTTGGGTCATCAACTAGTTATCGGTTTGACCCTTATCTCCGCGTTTTCTCCAACTTCCAACTAAATAGGTGTGGAAGACAACACATCGAGGAGAGAGACGATGATTGACCCCATACTGAAGCTAACACTCTTCAAAATGCGAACCAAGAAAGCATTGAAGAAACTCAGCTATACCGGCTCCATCTATGGCATCACCGCAGAAGAGAAGATGGAAGATGCTCTACGCGATCTGATCCAGCATTGCCGCGATGAGAAGGACGAATTCTACTGGTCATTTGCAAGCTATGCTCGCAATCACACTAAGTCAGACATTCTCGAAATATCAGCGATCCCTTTGGAATTTCCATACGAACTCGCAAGTGAGATCGTAGAAGCCCAAGAGACATTCCCGCATATCCATTATATAATTCATTCGCAGGACGAGATTAACAGCAAGCGCCCACAAGAGCGCCTTGTCGTTCTGACGCCACTAGCAAAGCCGATCACTTGCCCGAAGGAATACACTCGAATTGCATCGCTACTAAGTGAGCAGCTTGGCGTGGCCGAACATAGCAAGGGTGACTTTTCATCGACGTTCTTGTTTGCGCCGTTCTTGCAGGTTTGCAGTATGCCGAAGATCGTTTTGCATGACACTGACCGCACATTCCTCGATCCTGACGCATACTTAAAAGAGAACAAAGGCGTCTGGACCAATGCGAGGCTGATGCAAGAAGGCGCAGCAGCACAACCGAAATTGAAGGCCGACGAAACCGGCCTCTTCATGTTCTGA